TGAACTTCTCGGACGACGAGCGTTACTGGCATGCGGCCTGCACCACCACGGTGGCGGCTTCGATTCTTCTCGGCAGTAAGTACGCGGACATCATCACGCTGCCCACCGAGGCCATAGTGGAAGCGCTGCGCGAACTGGTTGAGCATGCTCGGGGCATCATTGGCCGTGCGCAGCGCAACGCTGAGGACGTGTTGAACGCCTACACCCGTGACAACTACGGCAGCTTCGTGGTCGTGAAGAAACTCGACGGCGGGTTCCAAGCGTTCCGCGGTGACAACGGTGAGGTGGACAAGTCGATGACACGCAACAAGGTGCTCGGCCGCGTTGAGCACGACACCTTGAAGGATGGGTTCATCGAGTACTACATCGAGGAGCAACTGTTGAAGCAGCACTGCGTGGCCATGAGCTTCGGGTATTCTGACTTCAAGTCGCAGCTCGAAGCGAAGTACCACGTCACCTACATCAAGAAAGACATGACCTCGCGCACAAACGGCCCCAACATGCGGGTCAACGTGATGCACCTCAGCCGCCCAAAGGACACCATTGATGAAGATTCACTTCCCATGGGAGAAGCTCCAGCCACAGGAGAGCTTCTTCGTCCCGACGCTTGATGTTCACGGAGTCAGGGAGCGCGGCCTAAAAGCTGCGCTCCCTTTGCGGATTCACACCCGCGCCACCATCGGGGTCAAGGACGGCCTCATTGGGGTTTTGTTTCAGCGGCGCGGTCGGAAGCCTGAGTCAACATCCGAGCCAACTTGATCTTCGCGTCAGCGATGCGCTTGAGTGCTTCGTCTTTCTGCGGTGTGTCCATGTTGGCGCTGGCCTTGATCGCACGCTCTTGCTTCGCCAGCTCGCCGAGTCGCTTGTACACGGCGCCTGATGTGCTGGCCATGGCCAGTTCTGTCGAATACTGTTGAGCGAACGCACGGGCCTCTGCGCCTTTGCCTTGCTCGACCAAGCGTGTGAAGGTGCCTTTGGCTTGTTTGATCTCCTCCATTCGCTCGTACGCTTCGTCCCCGGGGCCACGGCCTTCGATGGGTTGGAACAGCGAACCGATGATCGGCATCTGGCTGACCTTGGTAGTTGGCTTGGCCGCTTCTTTCTCGGGTGTCTTGGCCAGAACAGGGTTGCCGATCTGAGCCAGCGCAACGCCCAAGCTGCCGAAGTAGCCGCGAATCAGGTAGTCCAGCTTGACGGGGCTCAGGCCCACTTCGCCTGTGACGCTGCCGATCATCTTGCTCAGCTCGGATGTGTTGTCGCGGTAGCGCTCGGTTGGGAGCACTTGCTTGTCACGGGCCGACTCGATGTCGCCTGAGTAGAACGACTTGCCGAGGATGACTTCGGTCGCTGGCTTGATGGCTTGCGGCAGGCCGAACGGGTTGGACTGAGCGAACAGTTTGCCGATACCGGCCATGGCGTTGCTGGCCTTCTCGTCGCCGACTGCCATGTTGTAGATGGCCTCGGGCAACGCCTTGAAGATGTAGCCCAATTCGAACGGCAGGGGCACACGCATTGGTTCGTCGATGCCCGGGATGCTCAGGAAGAAGTTGCCGTAACGTTCCTCGGGCTTGGCGTTCTTGTACGCTTCGTCGTCCTGCATGAGCGCGGCGTAGGCAACGGCGGCCACGGCCAGCATGGTGCCGCGCTTCAACATCTTCTCGCGCACTTGGAGCTGCTTCTCGAACGGCATCTGGCCAGTAAACGCACGGTACAGCACGTCCAGACCTTGAATCTGTGCGTTGAAAAAAGGGATGAGCGTAGACAGCACCTGCATGCTTGGTGACAAGCCGCGACGTGAGAAGTTCATGGACTCCAAAGTGCGTGTCAGGGCCTGCATCTCGGTCATGCCTTGCTTGATCGCTTCGTTGTAGATCACGGCGCGGGTAGATGAGTCGCCCTGCAAAGCGAAGGCATCGAGCTTGGCCATGGCTTTCTCCCAGCCAGACTTGCCGGCAGAGATGTCGCGCAGGAAGGTCTTCAGGTCTTTGGAATCTCCTGTAAACACGTTGCTGCTAATTGCACCAGACTCCATGAGCTTTGTCTCCGCTGCGCTGCGGCCGCCCACCATTTTGCTGAGTTCTTTCAGCGAGCTGAGCACAGGCATTGAGTCTGTACCGGTGGTGAGCCATGCAGACAACGGGTCACGAATGGTCTGACGCACAGCGTACGCTGGGTTGCGTGTCACGAACTGGCGCAGCCAATCAGCTGGGTAGCCCATCAAGCGCACGACGGCGGGGATGGTGGTGGCAATACCCTCCATGGACTTGACAACGAGCTCAGCGGGGATGCCGAAGGCGTCTTTGTCGACGACCGCATACTTGGGTTCGCCGTGCTCGAAGAAGCGCACGATGCTGGAGTCAGCCGGGCCTTTGCCGTCACCGACGCGGCTCACGATGCCAACCTTCTTCAACGCATACGCGGTGTTCTTGGTCTTGATGTTGCGCAAGGCCATGTCGGTAATCATGGCGGTGTTCTGCATAGCGCTCTCGTAGAGCGGCATGACCTTCTCATCGCCACCCAGCAACTCCTTGAGCTGTGGTTGGTTCTTGATGTTGCCGATGCGCAGGATGGACTCACCATCGACTACGAGCTCGACGTTGCCGTCTTTCTCGCGGTAGAAAGGCACGTAGGGCTTGGACTTCAGCTCAGCGGCTTTGCCACGGCTGATCGCGCCGGACTGCGCCAAGAAGTCGATGAGGCCATCGTTGTATGCCTTGTATTCCTTGGCGGCGGCCTCGAACGCGGCCTTGGCCTTGGGGCTGGCGGCCAGCTTATCCATAACTTCTTTGTAAGCAGCGCGAGCTTCCTTCTCGCTCTTGCCGAGCTTGCTCCAACCCACAGCGTTGGCGCGTTGGCCAACAAGGTATGAGGTCAGGTAGTCCTCGACGGTGGCTTCGTTGCCGAGACCAGACTTACCGGCAAGCTCGGCGACCTTCATCAAGGTCGGGCCCTTCTTGGACTTGAACACGTACTCGGTGCCGCGCGGTGTCTTCTGGGACTCAAGCGACACGGGGCCGTTCGTCACGAACTGACCGACGTATTGGCTACGCTGCTCGGTGAAGCGCAGGTAGTACATGGCCTGCTCGCCCTCCATGGAGGTGAGCATCTTCTTGTCCATGCCCGCACGGATGGCTGCGTCGATCGACGCGTAACTATCAACAAATTGCTGGCGTGCACCCAGACCAAAAAAGTTGGCCTTGATCTTGTCGGTCAGCGTGGAGGGCTTGGCTGTGATGCTGTGCTTGGCCGTGCTCTTGGCGCCGCTGCGGAACATCAAGCCACCGTTGGGGTCACGGTATGCGCCGGTGCTGCCTTCGTTGAATTGCTTGCGCGCGTCGCGCAGCAGCTTGTATATGTCGCTCGTGCTGAGCTCAGCCGTGTTGATGAGGCCCATGTCACGGAACGCCTTGCGCACGGCGCCGACAATCTCTTTCATGAAGCGCTTGGCTTTGGCCAAGAAGTCCTCGGTGACACGCTGTTCTTCGGTGTAGGCGAGCATCTCGTTCAGGCCCACAAAGCGAGCGTTGAGGTCGTCAGCACCACCAGCCTTGGCTTCTTCGATTGCGTTGCGAACTTGGATACCAACGCCTAGGTCATCGGCGAGCTTGAGCAAACCCCCTAGCTGGCCGTCGATGGTCTTCAACATGTCGATCAGGCCCTTGCGACCAATCAAACCCTGAACGCTGTAATGGCCAATCAACTCGTGAGCGATCGTAGCTTCGAGGTCTTTGATGTTGGCGTGGTGCGCGCCGATGACGATCACGGTGCCGTCCTTCAAGACCACGCCCTTCTTGTTGAGCAAGTCCATGTGCTTCAAGCCTTGGGCCGCAGCTTCCATGAAAAACTCTTTCGGGGCATCGTCCAGCGACTCGGCGTAGACGAACTTGATGCCTTTGGGTAGCTTCAAACCGTCAATGGTCTTCTTGGCTTCTACCAAGTTGATGCCCTGCGTGCGTGGCGCTGTACGCCACATACCTTCGCCGTAGGTGCCGTCGTTCTCGGACTGGATGGCTTCGTATGCGTCGTTCAGCGACTGCACGTAGCGTTCTTGCTTTTCTGCTGCGCGAGCCTTGCTCTCAGGTGAGCCGGTCACAAAACGATCGGGCGCTGCGGACTGCTTGCGCATCACAGGCGACTTGTCGCGCTTGGACTTCATCTCCTGTTTGCCAGCAGACTGGTAAGACTTCTTCAGCGACTCGGTCTGCTCAACCAGCGCTTCCTTGTACTCCTCAGTCTTGGCACCCTCGCGCTCAGCAATATTGCGCAGGTCAGGCTTGGCCAAGTCCATGAACTCGCGGTACTCGTTGGAGTCCTTGGTGTACTGGTCGGCAATCTTCTTGCCGCGTTGTACCAGCTGCTTCTTGGCGCGTTCGTACACATCTGTGTCCATGCCGAGCATGTAGGCCAAGTCACGCATGGTCTGCGTCTCGGACGCTTCTTTGGCCACGTTGCCTTCGTTGATGCGCTTAACTTCCTTGGCGGCCTTTGATACGACAGGCTTTGGCTGCGCATCCAACAAGTCTTGTTTGGTCTGGCGTACGGACTCCACCTTCTCAAGCGGGGTGATTTTCACAACAGTCTGGTACAACTGTTTGTACAACTTCTCGATGGCATTGCGCTCCATCTCGATCTTGGCCAACGCCTTTTCGTACTTGGCCAGTGCTGCATCTTTGGTGCGTTGCAGATTGCGCGGTGTCTTTTTATCCAAGCCAGCCACAATTTGTGCAGGGGGCGCCAAGTTCACCAGTTGGTCAGCAACGGCAGCGATCGGGGACTCGGCCGGGCCGGACTTCTTGTTGCCGCCTTGCAGCTCGTGGATGTAGTTGTAGATGTTGGCTTGCTCGTACAGCTCGTCCAGCAAGGATTGCTTGGCGTTGCGCTGCTTCTTCTCGACCTTGTCCTTGTGCTGCTGAATCTTCGCCATGATCGCGTTGAACATGGGGTGCTCATACATGCGGGTGGACTGCACGCTGCGCGTGGTCTCACCTTTGAACGGGCCTTTGGTGATCTTGTCTTCGCCACCCAAACCAAAGCGGTCTTCCAACAAACGCAGGACGCGTTCACGCTCCGCGCGCTCCTTGCCTTGCTCATCCAAGTCCCGTGGCACGTAGGGGCCGTTCTCAAAATCGCGATTGCCCAACGCCACATTGACGAGGTTTTCTTTGCCGAACAAGGCAAGCGTGTCCTTGTCCTTTTTGGTCTTTTCTTCAACCGTTGCACGTTGCAGCTGAGACTCCAGCTTGGCAACTTCCTCAGTCTTGGCGTAGATTTCTTCCTGCGGGGCCTTCGCTTTCACGAGGGCGGCAAGTTCTGTGTTGGCCGTGGCAAGACGCTCTTTGAGCTTTGGTTGGTTGACTGCGTCAACGTCCGCTGTTTTTGTGGTGGTTTCGGCTAGACCGCGCGGCCCAATTTCCGATTCGGCAAACGTTTGCTTGGCGGACTCAGCCTTGCTTTCTGGACCATAAAGACCGCGCTCGGCTTCGTCCTTCAAGACTTCTGCGGCCTTGGTGTCGTCTTGTTTATCTTGGGTGCCAAACATGCCGGGGGTCTCGCCGGCGGGTGTCTCAGCAACTGTGCGCAACTGCATCTGCTTGGCTGTCTTCTCTTGCAGCTGCTGGATGTTCAGCTTCTCTGCGTCCAACTGCTTGGCCAACTTCTCGGTTGCGGCGGTATCGCCTTGCTCAGCGGCGGTGATGAGCGCCTTCTGTGTCGCGGCCATCTTGGCTTGGGCATCGGCCAGCTGCTTCTCGGCAACGGCGGCCAGTTCTTTTGTCGGGGCAGTAGAGCCGCCCATCTGTGTGATGATCTCGGCCGCGCTGGCTTGCTGCTGTTTGAGCGCGTTGATCTGCGGAGTCAAAGCCAAGATGGTGGCCGTGTCGCCTGCCTTCGCTGCTTCTGCGGCTTGTGTTTGCAGCTCGTCCAGCTGGATGCCCATGGCGTCGTGACGCTGCATGAGGGTGACGACATTGTGTTGTGGGTCAGCGTTGGGGATTGGGGCTGCGGCCGTCTCTTGGGTCTGGGCAGCTTCCTGCTCCATGGTGCCCATGCGCTCTTGCTCCATCTGGCTGATCTGGGCCTGACGCTGTTTGTATTCTTCACGCAGTGGTGAGAACGTGTTCTGGAGAAAGTCGTTCTTAGCCATCTTGGCTTCGTTGTACTCAGCTTCCTGAGCAGGGGTGTACGCTGCGCGCGCGGCTTTGTACTTCTGAATGGCTTCTGGCTTAGCGTTCTTGCCGGGCTTCTTGGGTGGTGCGGCAGCGTCAATGCGGTCGTTGAGGTCCTGCATCTGTGAACGTGCAGCGGTGAAGTCAGCGGACAGCTTCTGCAAATACTCAGGCTGGTTCTTGCGATCTTCCTCCGCCTGCGCGGCGGCCAAGTCCTTGGCGTCCTGCTCTTGCGCAACTTGCTGACGGGCTGCGCCCTTTTCCGAGAAGCGCCCGACGGCGCCGATGGGCGCCAACAAACCAACTTGGTATGCGGTCTCGCCGTACTCTTTCAGAGCGTCTGGGCTGGTTAAGGACAGGCCGGCTTGCGCGCGCTCCAGCATCTGCTGGGCAATCTCAGTGGGGACTTCGGCCAAGGCGCCGACGGCCGTACCTTTTGCCAACGTCTTGAGGAGAGATTCTTCGGCCAGCTTGGCCGCACCCTTGTTGGCCAGACCCTTGATGGGGATGCCTGTGAGCTGACTCACCAACTTGCCACCCAGAGGAATAAAGGTACCAGCGGCATCTAGCGCGGCTTGGGGGATTGCTGCACCAAGCGCGTTACCACGATTGATTGGGGCGCCTTCGGCTTGCTGGCGCTCAATGTTGCCACCGAACTGCTGCAAGAGGGACGGGGCCAACGCACCAGCCACACCACCAACGACTGTGCCTGCGGGGCCTGCAAGTGAACCGGCCATGGCGCCAAGGCGCGCGCCGCCGAGTGTGGCGGCCATACCGGGTGCTTGCTCAGCGATTGCTTTGGGGACTTGACTTAGCGCTTCTTTTGCTGCGGAGAGGATGCCGTTCTTGTCGTAGGCTTCACGGACTTTGTCGAAGCTGACTTCTTCGGCGTAGCGACTGTTGATGTCTTGGCCGCGCTGCTGGCCGGCACGGGCCGCTTCTTCTGGGTTCATGAGGGCGCCGAGGCCCGTCTGCATGCCTGAGAGCGTTGACTCGAGTCCTTTGCCGAAGGCCCCTGCCATGCCGCCTTGTTTGGGGAACAGGTCAGGAAACTTAACACGTGCTTTCTGCATCGCTTCGTTTTCGGACATGCCGTCTGGAATACGTAAACGTGAACCGTCAGGGAGGGGCAGGTAGTTGGCCATAGTCAATCAGCAGTGAGTAACCCAATAAATGTGCAAACGCCCCAGCGGGTAAGACTGAGGCGCTGTGTAAGGATTCTCGCACAGAAGCGAGTAATCAATCAAGTGTGCGGATGAGTGGGTCCGCAGCCTGCGGCGCACCTTGGGCCATGAGCGCACGCATGATGAACGGGTTGTTTTGTGCCAACGAGTCGAAATGCTCTTTGATGATCTGCCGCTGCATTGCTGGGGTCGCTGTTAGAAAGCGCATATCCGCTTTGGCTAAATCCTTAGCCTGATTTGACAGCTTGGTGATCTCCGCATTGAGCTTATTCTCGGCGCTGTTGCGCGCATTTGCTGCGCCAACCATACCGCGCTGGTACTCGCCTTGCTGAGTGATCTGCTGGCGCTGCAACTCGGAGCTGGTGGCGAACTGTTTCTCTTGGCGCGCTTGGTTGGCCAAAGCGTTCATGTTCTGGAAGTTGCCCTTGCGGCCTTGCATTTCAGCTTGGGCCAAGTGCATTTCGGACTGCATGAGCGCACGCTTGGCCGCGTCGTCTGAGCGGTTGGCTTCCTTCAAACTGGCCAGTCCCTGAGAGGCACCGGCACCAATGTTCTGCAACGCGTTGCGGGAAGTACCCGACATCATTCCGAGGCCGGCAGCCAAAAGGGCTTCCGCTTTGTTGGACTCTTTGCGCTTGGCCAAGTCGCTGCGCTCGGTCTCAAACTGCGTGCGGAATGGGTCCATAGCCTTGCGGTCTTCGGCGTTCATCTTCTCGATTTCAGGATTCACTTCCTTCATCATGTCCGCCAACGAGCTTGGTGTGTACGCGCCTGCACCGGGAGCAGCCGCAGGTGCCGAGCTTGCTGTTTTTGCTGCGACAGCCGTCGAGCCCAGACCTTTTTTGAGCGCCTCCTCGTCTTTAACCGGCGTGTAACCGGCGAAGTTTTCACGTCGCGTAGCCAGTTTTGGGTCGTAGGCTTTGCGGTCTTTGAGGTCGCGGTCCAGCTTCTCAAGTGTTTTGCGGTTGGCTGCATTACCCAAGCCCATACGCTCCCACAGGCTCGCTCCGCCCTCAACTTCTGGCCCAGTAGTCTTGGCACTGGGGTTAAACAAAGGCATGCCCGTCACAGGGTCGTACACCACGCTACCGTCTGTGTCACCTGAGAAGCGGGGTACGTGGCCACCTTCTTCAAACGCCACGATGCCGCCTGTAGCCATACCCTTGATGTTGTCAGCAGGCAAGGCGCCAATGCCCACGTTCTCAGGGAGCTGTTGTGGAGACATGCCCGCAATGGCTTGGTCGGCCACCTTGGGTTGAGGCATCGCGCCTTGCGCACCCTGCGCGGCACTGCGCATTTGCTTGCGGCGATTGGACTCGGCAATCGTAAGGGCCAACATGTAAGGGTCGGCTTTGTGCATCGTTGCGTACTGCTGCAACGCGTTGTCTGGCATCTTGGCCAGCTGCGAGGTGATCTGGTTGACGTTGAGCATGTCGCTTCCTTAAGCCATGTTGTAGATTGCCAAGTCGGCCAAGCCGGACGGTGTGCGCACGGAGCCGCCACCAGCCATTTTGCTTACGCCGTAGGCAGCAGTACCCAGACCGGCCAACTGAGACACAGCGGACGGCTGTGCTTGATACGTCTGCGTTGTGGTCGACTGCATTGGCAGACCGCGGAGCAGGTTGTTCATGTTGCCCAACTGCTGCATGGCCCACTGTTGGTCAGTGGCGTAGTTCTGGATTGACTGGTTGATCTTGTTCTGCTCCAGCTGTTGCTGCTGTGTGCCCAACTGGTTCTGCAAGCCAATCGCCGCTTGTTCTTGGCCGAACTGATTCTGGCCCAACTGGCCCAAGGTGCTGGCTGCTTGGTTCGCTGCTTGCAACCCTTGCAGACCGAGGTTGGCGCCAAACTGGTTCGATTGCTCGTTGAGCTGGTTAGCCGCCTGTTGGTACTGCGCCTTGTTCTGTTGGTTGGCCATGGCCTGACCGTAGCCATACTGGTTGGCGGCCTGCTGCGCTTGCTGTGTAGCCAAGTTTGTCGATTGGTTGGCCAGTTGCCCTTGCATGTTCTGGCCAGCACCAAGGCTTTGCACGCCAAGGTTTGCGTTGAGGTTTTGTTGGCCCACAGTGAGACCGGCGCCTTGGTTGGCTTGTTGGGCCGTCATCTGGCGCGCTTGGTCCGCGTTGAACTGCGACTGCGCTTGGTTGTAAGCGGACTGCAAGCCTTGTGCTTGGATGTCACCCTTCTGAGTGGCCAAGTTGCGCGCGGCTTCAGCATCCATCACGGCCTGACGAGAACCACCAAAGGCGCCAGAACGTACGGCCTGTGCGCCACGAGACGTGCCAGCAATATCGGCGTTACGCTGTGCTTCGCGCTGCTGGATGTCTACCACGTTCTGCATGTACGGCGACATGTAGTCTTGGGCGGATTGACCACCAAAGTTCTGGGCGGCCACGCGCTCAGCTGGACCCATCTGATAGTTCTGTAGGCTGGGAGCCGACACCGACTGCTGGTTGTACTGGCCGGGGTTGTATGGGCGCAAGCCTTGGTAGGCGTTACCGAACTGGCCGCCTTGATACTGGGTGTTCAGCGCGCCAAGGCCTGACTGCGCGGCAAGGTTGGATGCGTCGGTTGTCTGCTGGGCTGGGCCGAGGTTTGCCGCGCCGGTGTACGCCTGCTGCTGCATAGGGCTGGCACCAGCGAAATACTGGTTCATGTCCTTGCTGTAGGGCGTGTAGCCCTTCATCGTCGTAGGCACCATGTTGCCTTCGGCGTCTTTGTCGTAGTTGAACAACTGCTGCTGGGCGGTGCCCAACATCGTCTCTACGTAGGGACGTGCGTATTCAGGGATGTTCGACGTGTTGGTTGTCGACGACGATGGTCCGGATGGAGCGCTAGAACCGCACATAGGTCACCTCAAAATTCGTAAATCATTTGCGTAGCCATCTCTTTGAAACCCATTCGCTTCCAGAGTTTGGCCACACGTAAGTCGGTCATCGCCGACACCATAAGCCGCTTCACACCACGTGAGCGCAGCTCTTCAACTACACATTGAACCAGCTTCTTGCCGATTCCGTTGCGGTGCTCTTTCAGGACGAACACCGTGTCTTCTTGGCAGATCAGGTCGTTGTTGTGCATGTCGTTTGTCACATACACGTTGCTGTACCCCACCGCAGCGCCGTCATAACGGACCACAAAATTCAATAACCAACCACCCTCACAGGCCTCACCGTACTTGTCCAAACGGGGGTTGTACGGGCTGTAGAACACACCCTCACCAGCTAGGCGTTCAGTCATCTCAGCGTAGTGCTGACGGTACAAGGGCTCGAGCTCCCTGTAGTTCTGAGTGAACTTTTCTAGCGTGATGGTGTAGCTCATGCGGGCATGGCCTTACCGGGGTTGACTTCGGGCGCTTGCTTCTTTTTGCCTGTACGCTGCGTGCGGATGCGGTCCATCATCTTGTACAACTGCTTGGCACCAGCGTCAGTGGAACCGTTGCCTAAATGAGACACAACATCTGCGGGCACCACAAACTCACCGTCGGCCAAACGAGCGGGCTGCTTGCCGCCGATCTGGGCGGGGATTGAATCGGACATGCCGTCGCCGGGGCCCTTGAGCATGCGGCCGCCGTCTGAGTAACCCCCCAAATCGGAGATGCCGCCACCGCCCGCAAAGTTGTTCTCCGTGCCGGTCATGCTGTTGACGCCCGTATCCGCGGTGCCCTGCACCACGTTCTGGCTAATAGGGGTTTGGTACGGCGTAGCGTACGCGGCCTTGTTGATGTCCGCCATAGGGAAACCTGTGTTGGCTCCGATTGCGTTGGCGTTCGACATCTGCTCGACGGGCCCGCCACCGGCATACCGGTAGTCCGTGTACTGCGCTTGGTAGTACGGGTCAGGCTGCTTAGCTTCGTAAGGTGTGTAGCGACTTGGGTCGTACTTGAACTTGCTCAACGGGCCGGTGTATGGTGTTTCGCCGGGCATGGGCGTGGCTGTTGGCATCATTGCTGGGGACAATGCTGCGAGGCCCGCCTTGAATGTGTCGCCTGCGCCGCCCATGGCGTTCAGGTATTTGCCCCCGCCGCCGTCGGCTCGGGCTATGTCAAAGCCTCGGCCAAAGTTCGCTGAGTTAGGCTTGGCGGCTTCTGCATAGGCTTGGCTGTATTGCTGGCCTTTCGCGGGGTCGATAAAGGAGCCCGATGTGTTTAAGTCGTAGCCGGCCGCACCGGGAGTGTTGCCCATAGCGTCTAGTCCCATGGGGTTGGCCGCTGGGTTGGTCGTCAGGGCTGCCTGCGCACCGCTCTCGGTAGCCATGAGCTCAGGTGTTGTGTTCAGCGCACTTGCGCCCGCCTGCTCGCCTGCGGCTTGCGCGCCCATGGAAGTCAGACCACTTGCCAAACCAGCGCCACCGTACGCACCCAAGCCGGCCATGAGGCCTTGACCCAAACTGCCCGTACGCATTGCTTGAAGGCCGCCAACACCAGCACCAATCATCCAAGGGGCCGCAGCGCCACCAGTGGCAGCAGTCAAACCCACACCAATCAGCGTAGGCAAAATGTTCGACAGGAAGCCGGCCTCGGCCAGACCTGTCTCGGGGTTGATCGTCAGCGAGCCACCATGGGCTTTAGCCAAGGCTTGCAAGCCTTGAACTTCACGGGGCGCCATGTGCACCAAGGTGCGGTCTGGGCCTCGGCCTTTTGAGGCAAGATGTTGTGCAGCGTGTTGAAGGCTCATGTTTGCCTCTTAGATAGGTTGGGCATATTATGCCTTGATGCGTAGGGGATAGCTAGTGGCCGTGCCCCCCGAAGTGTCGTAGTACACGTCACCGGAACGAAGGTTGGCGAAGTCAGCTTGCGTTGGAAGACTGATCTTGAAAGCACCTCTGACTGCCGGGTTTGGTTCAGCAAAAGTCAGCCCAGAAATTACGTTTGCCCCACCGACGTTCTGGGACGCTGCCAGCATAGGCGACGGGTTGTCCAGTTGGGTGAAGTACAAACGCAAGATGTTTGTAAGCTGGTCCATGAACTGCTGGCTGTACTCTACAGGCGCAGCGGGTAGGCGCGGGGCGGTGAACGTTTTACTTGCCATGTAGCACCTTCTATTTACCTGCGTCCATCAGGACGAATTTCGATTCGAGGAGCACCAAGCTGCCACGCCACACCAAGATCGTCCGAGCCAATACGGAACGCCATCTGGCGACCACGCACTCGGACATAGACATACTGCGTAAACTGCTGCACGTTGTAATAGCGTTGGTTTAAGTAGTTATCCACGCTCACCACGTCTGGGTTGTTGGACCTACCGTAGTTTGCACCGGGGTTTTGGCGCGGGCGAACACCAAACGTAACAGTCGGAGCAGCCACATCCGAACCGTCAAAGGTCACGTCGGGAATAATTCGTGACACCAAACCAAAGTTATGGCCATCCCCAATATCAAAATCGGAAGACTGGCAATAAGACACGATAGGGCTAGGAGGGTTAGTAGTTCCATCGTCGTTCCCCGTCTCGTGGTACAGCAGTGCGCCAGCATCCCCAGTGGAAGTAATGAACGTGGCCATAGGCTGTTCGCGCAAGGGGCTGTCAAGCCAAGCAGTGCGCTCCATGTTGCCATAGTACCAAGTGCGTTCCAAGTGGTTAAAGATGACGTACTTGTCAATGACATCAGAGTTTGCCGAGCAGTAGAACCACCAGATTTCGTTGTAGCCTTCGTTGGTGCCAGCAAAGAACTGAAACGATTGCAACATGTTGATGTCTTCGTACACGTACTGGCGCAAGGCGCAGGGGAGCGTTTCCACGCGGCCCGAGTACATGTAGAACTTGTCCGCGCCCATCCAATAAGTCACGTTATTGGACGTGGTTACAACGTTTGGGCCTGCAATAGATATGTTTTCTCCCATGATCTGGAAGCCCCAGACATAGGGTGGGCCAAGGTACTGCATAGAGTAAATAGCCGCGTCGGTAAACACCAAAATTTCTTGGCGGGTTTGTTGGGTCGCGATGATCTCGGAGCCGCTAGACAAGCGGTAGTCACCAGCTTGGTTGGTGATGGCGGGAATCCATGTGCCGTAATCTTCTTGGTTAGACCAGCGAATCAGCAGTGGGTCTTGGGCGGTAGGGAAGTACACGCCAGATGGGTCGTTTGTGCCAAAGCAGATAACAAAACGTGAAGCGTCTGACACCATGACGTGGTTGACGATGGAGGGCGTTGTTGAGTCAAGTGGCACCCCACCAACAGTAGTGCCAGCAGCCATGATAACGCCACGATCAAAGATGTTCGGGTTGGCGTTCACGTCCCAGTAGTACAGCGCGCCACCACGGGGGCTGAAGATCAGGTTCTCACCGTAGTTAGCCTCGCTCCACAAACGCAACTGCTGACCAACGCCGCCGGTGGAAGACGCTTGGCCCCATCCTGTACTCGTGCCACCCGTGTTAGAACCACCCCAACCACCAGCACCCCAGCCAGCAGCCACGGTGTATGTCGCCGAGCCGGTAGTGATCTGGTACGCAAAATCCGCAGTGCCCGAGGGTCCTGCGTTGCTAGTGGCAACAGACGTGGCTACGAAACTGTACTGACTTGAACTGATATAGGTAATCTGGTGCTCGCCAGCAATAGCCGCCGCAGGCATACCGCCGATCGCGCCACCTACGTAAGTAATGGTGACAAAATCGCCCGTCTGTGCGCCGTGTCCTGCGTCAGTAACAGTTACTACGTTCGAGCCGTTGGTGACCGTGAAGGCGCTTGTTACGCCTGTGGCTGTGTCTCGAAGCGGCGTGATGTCGTAGAAGTTACCACCGGGACCGTTCTGGATGTAGTACTTGAGGTTGGTGCCAAGGGCCAACAAGTTTGCGCCCGCCAATGAGTTCCAATTCCACATTGAACGGCATACACCCCAGAAACTGCCGGAAGGCGGTGCGAGGGTTGCTGTCGCAGCACCCCCGTCTTTTACCCAGCCACCTAGTTTTTCAGGAAAGCCTGAGCGAAAACGGATGTTGTCGCACTCGAACCAGCCACCCTCATTCGCTAGGGTTGTGCCTTCACGGTTGATTCCCGGGCGCATCTGAAGTTTTTGGAGCATGACTGGATTTTCCCACGTATTAAGCGAATGGTCGAGTACCTTGCTTGTCAATGATTAGCTTGGACTTCTGGGCCACGTCACCTTCATTTGTAGGGATGGCAATGTGGGTCCAACGGTCAAACTCACGGATGATCTGTGCGTAACCTAGGTCGCTGGCAATGATGGCACGGACCACCTCATCGGGGGTCATACCCGGCACACGAATGTCAGCAGCGCAGCCACGGCGGTGGTCGCTCTTGTTGCTTGACCCAACAGCGTTGTTCACTGCCTCAGAACGGAAGCCGCTGTTGACCATGATGGGTTTACCACCCAGTATCTGCTTCACCTGCTCTAGAAACGCTGCCAAACGGGGCAGATTTGCCACGGCGTTTACGGTGACCTCCTTGCCATTTATGATACATTTTTCATTCACGGTCGGCTCGTTATCCAACGTGCGGTGGTCGGTGTGGGTTAGCTCTTCAAGGGTAAAGTGTTCGGACAAGTTCATTTTGAGTTCCTTATAAGGGCGTCACTCTTGTCTTTGGAGCCCTTGCTTGAGCCAAAGAAGAAGTTAAAAAAGCCTGTGAGCACAGTGCCAATCAGCACACCAAGGATGGTGTCGGCCATGCGGATGCCTGAAGCTGCCACGGTGCCAAACGTCACGAAGGCAAAGTAGACCATCGCAAAGATGGACCATACCGAGGTGAAGATGTAGAGGAAGTTCTTGGCAAACCAGCTGTCTTGTTGGAGCGCCGCAATCTGCATAGCCCGAGCACTGGCGCGGTCTTCGTTGTCCAGCTTGGCGTATTCCAGCTCTAGCTCCTGTAGCTTGGCTGCGGCGGCGGGGTCACCGGCAATCGCTTTTGCCACGGCCTCAACGCTGTCTTCTACGCCAAATCTATCCGCGATTGCTTTGACAGCGGCTCCCCCTAACGGGCCTGTGATGGCTGTTGCCAGTGTCGGCGCGATGCCTCTGAGTAGATTGAGTAAATCATTCATCTTTCTTCCTTTCAAGTTTACGTTCGCGTTCTTCGGCACGCAGCAGAATAGCTTCGGTTTTCTTCAGTTGTTTGGCTTGATGCACGGCCAAGAATGACAGCCCCATGATGCACAGGATCAGCAAAGAAACAATGACAGCCCATAGCCAAAATTCTCTCATAGTGTCAAATACAGTCCAATTATCTCCAACAGGGCGATTGTCACCGCTACTGCGTACACCAGCTTGGCTTTGTGTATTTCTTTGCGGTGTTCTTGTTGCCATGCGTTATCCCTGTCATTCTTGGCCTTAACATCACGGGCAAACTCTTGTTCTTCCAAAATCTGCTCATACATCCGGTTAAACCGAGAGTACAAGTCTTGCAGCCCTAGATGCTCGGGTGTGTACACCATCGCCTCCCGAACCTGTGTGGACAACTGTTTAAGTTGCCATTCAATCTCGATTCTATCAATCGCACTTGATGCCACCTTGTCTGTCGTAGCCGAATCATGCTCAAGCTCCCGGCAGTGCTGCTTCAAGGCGCGAATGGCCTCAAAGTAGACCTTCATGTTCTCGCAAATCTCATGCACCGACTGCGCTTGGAACTCCTCGTACGTCAGCTCTGGTTCTGGCTGGCGCTTCTTAGAACTTTTTGGTGTGTCGACGACATTGATGTCGTCGACTTGTTTTGTAAACTTATCCGCAGGCTTTGTAAACTTATCCGCAGGCTTTGTAAACTTATCCGCAGGCTTTGTAAACTTAAACAACCCTTGGAGCCAACCCCACAGCCCCGTGACTTCCTTGTAGATCGCCTTGGCGTCGCCTACGCCTTTCTCAACCGTCTTTTTAAACTTGTCAAGATCAGCCTTGCCTTCGCTGAGCATTTGGCAGCCAGTGCGGATAGCAGCGACCGCACCTTGCGCAACCATGAGGAGGCTGAATGGGTCGAGCACATTAATTCAGCTCTACTTTTTCCAGCTGCATGTCATAACGCCACTGGTTTGACTTTGTTGTAGTCGACACCTGCTGGCACCATTTCGGGGTCCATAATATCTTCTTCGCGCTCGCCGCTACGCACAGCGTGGACGCATGATGCGACTGTATCGTCTTCTAGCGCGGTTAAAAAATGGCGCTTGCCTTTGATGATATATATCATGTGTGGCGCTTTAAACGTAGTTTTTTGACCCTCTACGTCTACCTCAACACTGCCTTTTGACAATAACGTAACGTGGTCAAAGTTATGCTCATGGCCCTCGTTGCAATCACCTACATTTTGAAAATGCATCATGCGAATCCACAAGTTTGATACACAGCAAAATGAAACTGTTGGTGCCGCCATATTACTCTCCTAAGCGTGTCACGCCAATTTCTGTTTGGTTTTTTAAAGCATCCATCATCGCGAGGCGCGACCTTGCAGCCTCTTCTAGCTGCGCAGGGGAGTACATAGCCTCACCTGTTGGGGTTGTCCAACTCTCGTTGCCGTCAGCATCTACTGCAACAACCGCGTAAGCGTTATTGTGCGTATGAAGCGCGTAAAAAGCTACCGCAACGCCTGCAATAGCGTCCAAGAGTTGGTTTTGGTCGTCTACACGCTGGTATGTTCCGTCAGCGGGGTTGAATACGTTGTAATAAGTTTGCATGTTTGCCTTTGTTGATTACGAAACCGAGCCGTACGTGGTGCCGCCACCGTTTCGCGTAGCGCTGTATCCGTTAAGAGCAATTGCTTTTCCACCAGCGCCGGGACCGCCATAAGGGTTGACGTTGGAGCTACCACCAGAAGCGCCCCATCCACCACCACCGCCAGCAGAGTTGGCTTGCCCACCCCCGCTACCGCCAGAGCCGCCGTTACCACCGGCACCGAGGTGGATGGCTCCACCACCACCACCACCAGCACCGCCACCATATCCACCTTCGCCTCCGGAGCCGCCAGAACCCCCGCTACCGGGGAAAATTCTTCCGCCGCCGCCGCCAGCACCCGAAGCCCCTTTATAGCTGGGGTAGGGCATGGAGGCGCCGTTGTCACCCGCGTAGCCTATGCTACCTCCCGCGCCCCCTGCGAAACCACCAAAATAAGAAGGAGCGCCAGCGCCGCCACCAGCACCGCCACCACCTCCGGGGCAATCGTCATAGTTGATACCTACGCCGCCGCCACCGCCACCCCCGATATAGGAGTTGTTTGTGATTGTGCAACTAACGCCTAGGCTAATCGCTGGGCCGCCGGATAGACCACCTCTGAAGTAGTAATAACCACCAGCGCCGCCCATACCCATAATGTAGCCATTGTTAACAAGCGTGACGCCACCGGGCCATGACCCGTTGATTGTTAAGCCGGGAGTCCCTGTGTCTGACGAGTAAATATAAACTCCCCCAGCTACCGTAGCAACAACTGCCGACGATTGGTTCCAGCCTGCGTTTACGGCAAGGGTGCGAAGGTTTGCGTTAACTTGATGCGAGGAAATAGTAAAACTAAAACCCGGCGATGTTGGCCGTTTACTGTAGAACTGATTGAACCCTAAGTCAGTGTTTGTAAACGTACCTGAAGCACCGGCGTCGGTATACCACACAGTACCGCGATATGAATTTAAATTATTGCCGCGACCAAACTCAGCGTTAATCGCTGACATAGAAAGAGCGCCAGAAGCAGGGAGTGTCATGTGTGCCCCTTATGGTGTACCGTAGGCAGTAATGTTCGCCAACGCAATTAGGTTACCTGAAGAATCTAACGATGCAACGTTTGTGCCGTTGTAGTTAAAGTACAACTTTGTGCCACTAGGCGTAACGCTCCACCCGCCGCTGTTTGTAATTTGAGTGGCGTTCGTAGCGTTGGTTGCGTTCGTAGCGTTGGTTGCGTTCGTAGCGTTCGTAGCGTTGGTTGCGTTCGTGGCATTGGTTGCCGTTGTCGCTGTTGCAGCGTTACCCCCGATGCTCAACCCCGCCGCAGTGCCAGTAATATTTGTGCCTACCAAAGCTGAAGGCGTACCCAAAGCTGGGGTTACCAGCGTGGGGCTGTTTGATAAAACAACGCCGCCTGTACCTGTTGAAGCCGATGTTGAGCCTGTACCACCATTGGCTACGGGAAGCGTGCCAGTAACGCCGGTTGTAAGTGGAAGCCCGGTAGCGTTCGTCAAGGTGCCCGATGTAGGAGTACCCAAAATAGGTGTGACCAACGTTGGGCTGGTGTTAAATACAAGAGACCCACTACCTGTTTCGTTAGAAATAATAGCCGCTAAAGTGTTGCTTGTTGGCGTCGCCAAAAATGCTGCTACCCCGGTACCTAGACCAGAAATACCACTGCCCACAGGCAAATCCGTACAGTTTGTCAACGTCCCAGAGGCTGGCGTACCCAATACCGGCGCAGTCAGCGTTGGGCTGGCAATTGTTGGCGCAATCAGGTGCGTGTTCTGCTGGGTAAAGTTTGTACCGTCACTCCACACCGTCATTGTTTTGCTAGCAGGGATGGCCACGCCTGTACCCGCCGCAGTGGTGTTGCCGATGACGGTTGAATTGAGTATCGTGGCTGTGTACGCCGAGGCGTTGTAGATCGTGTATTGCTTGGGCGATGGGGGTGCGTAGACAGCGAAGTTTGCACCGGTTGTTGTCGTGAGCGCAAGCAAAGCATGGACAGACTGGTTGTCTGCGGCAACGGGGGACGCCCCGTTAAGGTACGTAAGCGCTTGGTTGGCTGAAACAACAGATACCGAAACATACCCAGCAATCGCTTGCTCAAGAACGTATGTTAGGTTGTTGTTGGTCGTAGCGCCCCACACACCTGCTTGATCGCCGGTGCCAATGAGTTCAATGCGAAGGTCGGGTGAGTAGGTGCTAGACATTTAAATTCCTTGGCTTACGCGGCAGGTGGTGGCACTGCCCTTGTTTCTTGCTGGGCTTGCATTGCTTGCTGGGCTTTTGCGCCGATTTCACGCATCTTCATGAACAGGTCAATGCACTCGCCGAGCTGGCCGACGGTCAGCTGCTTCATGATGATATTGTACTCAGCGATGGTGATTTCGCCAATGTTGATTTTCGGTTCCATGCGTTTTCCTTACGGGGTTGGTGTTGGCGTAGGCTCTGCCCAAGGCAAATCAGGCTGCGTTACGGGGTCGATCTTATCTGCAATTTGTTTCGCAATCGCGGCGTTGACGTGCTCTTCGTAGCTGCCGGTCACGGCAGGCTGAATCCAGCTAAGCACGATGGCTTGCGTCAGTTGGTCGTAGGGCACAAAGTCTGTCTGCTCTGGGTTTGGGGCCAGAGGCGTAGCGCCGCTGAACACGCCTGTGTTTCCGTGCTCATCCCTACCGGTTTTGGTCCAGTAGGTTTGAACAACGTAGTTGGCCTCGCTGCCAACCGTGGTGACTTTCATGCCTGTGACGGCCCATGTGTATGTGATTGCCATAATTTAAATCCTTTTTGGAGATCATCCACTTGCGCAGACAGTTCTTTGATTGCTTCAATAAGAAGCGGTACAACCCTTGAGTAATCTACAGTCAGGTAATTCTCTCCTGATTTGGAAATAACGTCACCTGTTTCTGAAACACCCTGCATGTCAAACGGGGCGATTGATACCGCTTGCGGTAACACGGCTTTTACCCGCTGCGCTGAAAGACCAGCCTGTTCGACATTGTTGGTGTACCCCAAACTTCTTGCCAAATCGTTCTCGACATAGATGAAGCCTTCCAATGATTTAACTTTTGCGAGCGCATTTTCAATGGCCGTAATTTTTGTTTTTAAGCGTTCATCAGAGTAATACGCGGTTATGTTTCCTGTAGCAAAGATGTTGCCGTTGCCAAAGTTTCCGCCATTTGCCTGAAACCCAACCAACGAAGAACCGTTAATAATTTGATGATGCCAAGTTGCACCGTTAGAAAAATTCCAAAGGGGGCCGTAGTTTTCAGTCATACGCGCGCCCGTGCTGTTATCTAGCGTAGCGCCAGACCCAGACAAAACAAACGCGCCGCCAAACGCTAAACCGTTTGCAAATACGGCTTGGTTAAAACTGCCTCTGCCGCTTGGGTCATCGTAGTACCCCGTGTTGTTGTAGTCATAAAAAATTTGAGCGCGGTGGCTGCCGTCAGGGTTGATGGTTGAAACTGTGGACTCGGAACCATTGCCAAAGCTAACTATGTTACCGTCATAAAAGTTAATGTACGTACCAAACCCACTTGCGGCGTCGATGTGCAAGTTGCCATTTGTTGCGCAAACAGACGCTGTGCTGCTGTTGTCTACGTAGCCCTGTCTGCCATCACCACCAACAAGTAGGTACGCCCCCCATGTTGGGTTTGGCCCGTGCAAAGCACCGCCACGGATACGCAACGCGGACTGGCTTGTAGAGTTAGGGTCTAAGTAGTACCCGGTGTCATTGCTGTCGTAGAAGATGGGGGCGCGGAAATCCCCAGCAGACTGAACTGCGCCACTACCACTACGGTCAAAGCTTATGATGCTTCCACTGGCAGTTACGTTAAAGTAGGCCGCGCCATCGTACCAAGCATGGCGGAAATTACTTGTCCCACCTCCGTTGGTTATACCATACCAATGTGTTCGAGAGTCAGATGACTCGTTGCGGCTATCTGCCCGTTGGAACGCCCCGTTTGAAGCCACTATCTGAAGACCGTTGTTGCTAACAATCCTAAGCGCGCTTAAAACAGAAGTGCTGTTTGGGTCAACGTAATACTGAGTGTCGTTGCTGTCGTAGAAGATGGGGGCGCGAAGGCTGTTGTTGGCTTGAAAAACAGAGCCGCCAGCTTCACTGGGGTTATATAACTGTAAAAACCCATTGGAGTCCAAACCGATATGGCGCGTTGCTATGTTTTCGTAGTGCCATGTCATTAAGGGTATCGCGCCTGCGGCTCTAACTTCCAAAACTTGAGAAACACCAGATAAACCTGACGTATTGCCGCCAAATGTTCCTGTTGAATTAGCGCCAAATGTCCCCGTGCCTGACCAAATGTAGTTTGTTCTTGACGTGCTTGCAAGGTCTAAGTAGTACCCAGTGTTGTTGCTGTCGTAGAAGATGGGCGAACGAATGTCAGTATTGATTGTGACATTGCCATAATTTAACTGCATCTGCTGCTGCCAGCTTGAGCCGTTGTTTGCCCAAAAAGTTAGCCCGGGGTCTTGTGCGTCAATAGCGCCATAAGCGCGGGTGCCATTACTCCACCACACCGATGGCGTGCTCCCATTCCCATCGAATGTAACAACTCGGTTCGAGCCAGAAGCTGCGATCAAAGCGTTGTTAAAAGCGGTTGAGGCTGGGTTTAAATTACCGCCTGTAACACGGCTTGCAGTGGAGGCGTTACCCGTCAATGGGCCGCTAAATACTGTAGCGCCCAACGTGCCCGTGTTCGGGTTGAACGTTAGCTTGGTGCTCGACACGCGTGCGTCAGTGAACGAGCCGGAGGTGGTCGTTGCGAACGTTGGGTAGAACGTCGAGTTTGTGCTGGTGTCGTTCTGGAGTGTGGCCGAGCCCGCAGTAGACCATGTAAAGGCAGAACCGTTCCAAGTCAACGATGTACCGGCGGTTGTTGGGGCTGTGACAAAAGTTGTAGCACCTGAGCCTGACTGGTACAGAACCTGATTGGCTGCGCCGCCCGCTACGTTTGTGGCTGTACCAACGGATAGAGAAGACGGGGTAGTCCATGTGGGAGTGCCCGCGCCCGCCGAGGTCAGCAACTGACCGGATGTACCAGCAGAGTTAAAGTTGTAAGCCGTGCCTGTACCGAAAGCCACCGCGCCAGCAGTGGGTACAGCAGAACCATTTGTGCCACCGTTGGCAATAGGGAGAGTGCCGGACACATGAGTGGCCAGACCAATTTTGCCCCATGAAGGCGCTGCGCCAACACCACCCGCAATCAGTGCATTACCTGTGGCTACGTCGGCCAGCTTGGCCAACGAAGTTGTCGTGTCCGCGTACAGCAAGTCGCCAACGGCGTAAGAAGCTTGGCCAGTGCCACCATAAGCAACAGCAACAGTGCTGCCGTTCCAAGTACCAGCAGTGAGAGTACCAACTCCGGTAATGCCCGTGTAGCCGCCATTAAGACGCGCAGATGGGAGCGTGCCCGATGTGATGTTTGCAGCATTGGTCGTGTCCGTTGTGGCCGAAGGGGCCAAACCCGTGATGTCAGACGCCGCAGGTTGCTCCCACACAGGCGCTTGCGATGCCGAGCCAGTACCAGTCTGGCCCAAGAACTTCTTGGTTGTGGTTATGTTTCCGGCAAGTTTGGCCAAAGTGTTGGTTGCGCCGGAGTACAGCGTGTCGCCCACTGCGTACGCAGCTTGGCCTGTACCCCCGTTTGTAGCGGGGAGAGCGCCCGACACCGCACCCGATTGGTTCAAGGCAACAGCGTTCCACTCAACGTTTGTGCCACCAGCGTTCATCACCAGAGACTTGTACCCCGCCCCGGCAGCCAGCTTGCTCCATGTGTTGGTTCCAGAGCCGTAGAGCAGGTCGCCGGTTGTGACTGTGCTTGTGCCTGTACCGCCCAAGGTGGCCGCGATGGTGCCGGATACGTTGATTACCTGCCCGTCAACGGTGATGTTTGTGCCGCCTGTGTATGCGGGTACAGAGCTAAACTCGTTAAAGTCAATTGAAGTTGTACCGAACGTAATTGTTGACGTGTTGACGCAAATGTACGAGTGGTACCCAAGCGTTGCGCCGCTATCAACGAAGAAATAGTCACCACCACCGATTGAATTGGGGTCGCCTTCCGAAGAAGTATCCGCATCTGCCGAGCGAGTTAACACCCAGTTTGTTGAGCCTGAACCTACGGTAGTAACAACGTAAATACCGTTTTGCAAACCAGAAGTTTGCTGCCACACCAACACACGGTTGTTAGTGGCCATAGCCACGCCATCAATTGAAAGCGCTACCTGCGTGCCCGAGTTTGTCAGCGTAGCGCCAACACCTACCCCAGCGCCGCCGGGTTGGTTATACGTTGCAGTTAGGTTGCCTGTCGTAGCCACGAGCACGGGCGTGTGGACGTGGAAACCGTTTGAAGTCGCGTTGTCAACATACGCTTTGGTGGCGGCTTGCAAAGCAAGCGTTGGGTCCGCGTTCAACAACACGGTCGAGCCAAACACCGCTGCACCGGTGACATCTAGTGCGCCGCCAAGGTTCAAAGCTCCAACAGCAGTAAGCGCTTTGGTTGTTTTGTCAATCCGAACAGCCTCATCGGCCACATCCGTTCCGCCAGCGAACAACACCACGTCGTCCGTGGCGCTACCAATAAACAACTCGCCGCCATCATTGAACAGGTAAGCCGAGTTGGGCGTAAAGATCGGGTAGTCAACCGACGTGTAGTTCGAGCTGTTAATGCCCATGTCCACAAAGTTATTTACGCCGTCCCCAAGATCGTTGTACGCAACAAAGTCGGCGGAAGCGTTAGACCCATCGTTTAAGTTTTGGGCGTACACCTGTGCAAACGAATCTACGTCTGCGTACATTTCCGCGAGAACGGCAGAAAAACTTGTGTACCCAGTAACGCCCGCTCCAACTATGGTCAACGGACCGCCATCAATCAGTGTGTTGCCGTTGGGCTCTTCATAGATTGCACGCTCGGCAGGGTACGTGACAAACACATCCTTGGGGCCTGCACCGAAACCGATCTTCGCGCCTGCTGCGCTTGACTCATAAACTGTGTCGCGGGTCAGTGTTGGGCCGGTCGTGGAGTACGTACCCTTACCAACTTCCCAGTCGCCAGTGGTGGGGTCAACAGCGGCGTAGTATGTGATGTTGCCGTTACCGACAGCAGCGAACGATTGAAACCCGCCAACTGCACCGGCTAACGTAAAACTACCTGTGCCTGTGGTCGTCGTGGTTTCTTTTACTCGGTCTTTTAAAACGATTGCCATTGGCTACCTTTACGTCTGTGTCTTGGCAACTTGCCAGCTAGGGGGTTGAGCGTTGTTAACTTCATCCCACGATGCCGTTTGACTGTCTTGGATTATCGCCCATCCGGGTGCTTGCGCCGTGTTCAAACTACCCCAGCCAGCCGCCTGTGCATCGCCACCATTGACCCACCCAGCGGCTTGGGCGTCATTGATTACATTCCACAAAAACGCGCCAACAATGCTGTCTGCGGCTGTTGCCCCCGCCTGTATGTTAGCAACAAACACTGCGTATGCCAAGATCGAATCAACGGCTTGAACGGTGTCTGTAACCACCGCGTTAAAGATCGACGGGGCCACCGTCGTGGAGTCGGAGGCTGTGGCTAACTCAGACAAGGCAACGGCAAATGCGAGCTGCGCTGCAACAGCTTCAGAAGCTGCCGCGCTTTCAGAAACACTGACTGGGTACGAGATGGCGGCGACGTTGGTGTCGGAGCCCGTTGCAGTTTCCGTTACGGCTGCAAGGTAGGCAGCAAAGGCTTGGAAAGTCTCACTGGCTGTGGCTGTCTCTGCTACGGCAGTCGCCCAAGTCACAAGGGTTGCAACAAAGTCCGCGCCTGTAACGCTGTCCACTACAGCTGCGTTGAAATCTACAAGTGCTACCGCTGTTTCTGAACCTGTGGCCGCGTCGGATACTGTCGCACTGAAATCGGACGGCGCTACAACTACGGTGTCTGTGCCTGTGGCTGCCTCGTTAATTGGGGGGTTGAAGACAGAACCAGCCGCGTTGGCGGTGTCTGTTGCTGTAGCCGTGTCTGTGGTAGATACCAGAAAGTCCGCACGTGCTGACGCCAAGACCGAAGCAACCACCGACTCCGATACAGCGGAGTCGTACAGTACACCTAGGCTTGATACGTCAAACGGCGCTGCGGAGAGTGGAACATACCCTAGCACGGGGTCATCCCCCCGCGCTTAGGCAGCGTCTAAGCTGAATGTGTAAGTGACGTTCAGTGTGTCGCCAGCGACAACCACGCGGTCGCCGGGGGACTGGAAGTCGGCCTCGGAGAACAAAACGCCCGAAGTGCCGCTAGACACCGTACACAAGAACGCGCCAGCCACAGTGCCCCCACCACCAGAAATGGTGAACTGAGAAACCGAAGCAGAGTTGTCGATCACCGACGGGTCAGCCGTTGTAGCCGTACCGAAAGTCACGGCCTTGCGTGCGCCGGAGTAGTTGGAGAACTCAGTCCAGCCAGCGTGTGAAGCCAAGGTGTCACCAGCAGCGTAAGAAGTACCTGAGCCCGGGCCGGTAATCAATCCAAGGTAGAACGCAGCTGTGTACGCGCTACCCTTGAAATACTGGGTGTTCATGCTCTGCAAACCTTCGTTCACCACGAGGTTATGGGTTGTTTCTTCCCACTTGACGTTACCGTCTTTGTCCAAGCATTGGACGTGGAACACACCCCCAGCTTTTGTACGCTCGCTGGAGCCAGTGCGGGCTTGGAGACCGGCGGAAACCAAGTCTGTGGATTTTGCTTTTTCTAAAGACATTTGTTGCTCCTTACGCAATGCGGATGATTGCCGCCGTGTTGGTGGCAGCAGGGAACTGCACCGTGAAAGTTGTGGTCGAGGTCTTGTCCGCACCGAAGTCCAGCACGCACACAGATGGGTTACCGCCACCAACCTGATAAATCAACGCGCCGCGAGCGGTCAGCGAGGAAGTCCAAGTCACGTTGGCAAAAGACAAATACACCGTGGCGTTACCAGACTGGCTGCCAATTGTAGGCACCTGCGTAACGGTCAGCGTTTCCCCGCCTGCGGTGTAGCCCGAAGCTACAACCTCACCTGTTGTGGTGTACGCGGGTGTGTCTTGGTTGATTGAAGCTGCGCCGGTGTACAGCGCGATCTTGAACGAGCCAGAGTTAAAGTTGAACGTGCCCGATGGCAGCCCAACCTTGAATGTGTTTGTTGCGCCTTGTGCGATTGTCATTGAACGGCCTGTCTGTATTGCCCAGAACGGTAAGCGTCTTGACGCTCCATGCCGTCGCCCAGACGTTTGGCTAAACCAAGTGCTTCTTTGTACTTGGCGTCGTACCCAGCGATCAAATCAGGCTCACCCTTCATGAAGGTGTAACCCTCAACCAGAGAACCGTACAGCAACACGCTGTCAAAGTTGTCGCCCAACCAAGTAGAACCCGCGGTCACGATCGACTCTGGGTAGTAGTAATAGTGCAGCTCTACGTTGTAGTTTGCATCTGGCGTTGGGCCAAGGATAAACGACAGCTCGTTTGTGATCGTAGGGTTTGGGTCGTTTGTTGTGGTCGGGCCAAACAATGCATAGTACTTTGGAATGGCCGTGTCGGTCGGCTGCGGATACGCCTGACGGATGAAGTTCACATCCTTGTTCAACAAGTACTCATACGCACCCGTGGCATCAATCACAGCCAACGAATACGTGGCCAAAAAGTCGCCGGGGCAAGACAGGTACTTGTTGTTCAGGGCGGTCACGCCTGTGACGTTTTTACGCAACGAAGGAAACTGCACCGTGTTGTAGATGCGCTGCTCCGCCTGCTTGATGAAGGTGTTGATCTGGGTTTCAGTATCAACAGTGCCTCCGTCAGCAAGGTACGTATCAGGGAACGTATTTTCTAAATACGCCTGAATGTTTGCGTAAAGTTCGTCGTAGGTCATGTTAGGCCACCTTAGTTCTAGACAAGGCAAGCTTTGCCCTAGACTCCGACGTCCAGACACGCGCTTTGTTTGCGGCTGCAATTTTGGCTTTCGTTTCTTCCGACATCTTTCGTCCTGTGTTGTACGCAACTAGCTTTGCTTTTGATTCTTCACTCCACACACGGGCTTTGTTTGCGGCTGCTGTACGTTCACTGCACAACTCCGATTTTTCCCTTGCGCGTAGCTTATCTTTCGTGGCTTCCGACATTGTACGGTTGCGGTTTGCGTTTGCAATCTTTTCCCGTGTGGTAGCTGCCATTGGTTTGCCAAGTTTTTTGGCTGCTAGTTTGGCTTTAAGCTCGGCAGTGTGCGACTTACCGAAGAAAGGATTGTCTTCCCCAGCGCCTGTACCAAACCCGCCCGGCGTGATGTTGTAGCCACTAACCCGCGTATCGCCCAGTGTAATCAACAGCTCTTCGATTTCGTTAGCGTCTGCTTTATCGGCGCACCAACAAAGCACGGAAAAACTAAAGCTATCCCGCCCATACTTTTCAACTGCGCGGCGGAGTTTTACACAACCGCTGTTTTTCCAAAAATGTCGTTTGGCTCGGTAAGATGGGTTTACCGACTGCCCGATGTACATCCTGCCGTTTAAGGCATTGACAATTTTGTAGATGGCAACGGGAGTGCTCATGCTTATGCCATGGGGCCTCTTGCGAGCAAACCCTTGGTTGCTGCACCTGTGCCACGGATTTTGATGCCCGAAGTCTTGGTGCCTTTGTAGTCGTTGCTGTGGCGGTTGGCTGAAGACACATTCATGTCTTTGTTGGCCTTGGTGTTGTTCTTCTCAACGCCAGCCGCGACACTTTTAACCGTCACGGTCTTGCCACCCATGGTGTGGGGCTTGGCGTACGCAGAAGCAGGCTTGTTGTTGATCTTGGCCATAATTAACCTTTCGATTTTTGGTTGGCAATCTTGGCCAAACCACGACCCATTTTCAGCATGTCGCTGTTGGTCTTGCCGCCCGCGCGCAGCTTGGTTGGGGTCTTACCGGGGTGCATGTTTTTCTCATGCTTGCCCACAGCAGCCTTAATCATTTTCTTGTCTTGGGCCAAGTCGGCCTTTTCCATTTTTGCCATGATCGGCTCCTTACGTCGTTACGATACTGACTGTACCAATTTCCACGCTCAATGCCAAGTTGTTTGGCGTGAGTGCATCATCAAAAAAGCTGGAGCCGCCAACAGGGTTCCAGCCCCATTGTAAGTTCCTGCTACCTTCACCTTGGAACCCTTGGGCATCAATGCTGGTGCTGCTGCCGTCGATGATCTGCAAGCCTGTCGTGCCAGACGAAACGTAGCTGCGATCGGGACGCGGGTTGCGCACACCTTGAGGGTCATCGACCGGGTACATGCCCAGCTGCAACTGCGGGTGATCGGGGTCCCAACACGGCCCGCAAACCAACAGCTCGTAGTTCTTGGTCTTGACGACCTCACGACGAAGCTCATGCAGTTTGAAGCGGAAGCCACAGCGATCGCACTCGGCGATGCTGTTCTTGCCGGATGAGAACCGATTGCCCACTTAGTACCCGCCCCCAATGAACTGCTGACGCGGCACAAAGCGCACGGCGGCCTTCTCTTGGTCTTCCTGAGCAGCGGTGGTCCATGCCTCGTCATACTGCTGCTTGAGCACCTGCAAGCGCTCCAAACCACCGGGCACCTTCATGGCCAAGTAGTACGCCAGACCGGCCGTCATGCACGGCACAAAGCGGAAGGGCACATCCATCACGTTCACACCGCCGCCGGCGTCTTGCACGCGGCGCATGCGCCAGTAAACGAACTGATATTGCTGGGCGCCATCAGGTGTTGGCCACACGGTCACTGCTGGGAGTTTGGCCCAGTAGATGGTGGCACCAGAAGTGTGGGCCGCTGCGGTTGTGTTGTTCTGACCACGGAAGCAGTTATACAGGGTGTTGCCTGTGATGTACCCATACTGGATGTACTCGGAGTCAATCTTGATGAAACCGGTAGACGGTAGTCCAGATGCGTCTGTGACAGTAAGCGTGGTGTCTGTCGATGTGATTGTTGATGCAAGAGTGCCTCCCGTAGCCGACTGCTGGTTGTCCAAACGCTGCACCCACACCTGAATTGGACGGGCTTGTTGCAGTTTGTTTGGGAGCGTCGCGTACGTCGACACGCTGATACGCGTGATTGTCAGGTCTGCCTGATTCGACTGTTGGTTGGCCTGCGTGCGAATCACGTGTTCGAGCAGGTCCACGGTATCACCGGGCAGGGCGTATGTGCTTTGGCCTTGCACGAGATTGATCGTGCCCTGCTCAAACGTCCACATGTTCACGCCGCGGTTCGCCCAGTCAGCGAACAAAAGATTCAAAGACCGACGTGCGGTCTTGAGGTCGTAACCCGTGCGCAGCTCTGAACCGACGCGTTCAAACGCCTCCTCAACCAGTTCGGTGAGGTCTAGGTTAAAACCGGTGAGTCCAGAGGTGTTTGCCATTTAGCACTTCCATCGCGCCAGAGACGCGGCTTTACGAGTGGGCTTGCCCTTCTCGTCTTTCATTGGCCCGGGCATACCGGACATACGTGCGCAGAACGACTTCTTGCGCGCGCCGCCTTGGGGCTGTGGAGCCTTGAGGTTGCTGCCTGTAGCGGCGTTGTACTTAGCTCGGCCTTTGGCTGTAAGGCCAGCACCCTTAGACGCTGGCAGCTTTTCACCGCGACCTACGGCCAAAGAGGGGGTCTTCTTTTTAGTTGCCATTACCGAAACCTCGCTGTTTTCTTTGCAACTGTCTTTGGCTGGGCAACAAACTGTTTACCCGCCGCTTTGCCTGCACGCTTTGCTTTGGTGGTAGCTGCATATTCCGCAGCACTCAAGGACTTGATGGCCTTTTCAGGCAAGTACCGCTCCCCCGTCTTGGAAGACGGTTTGCCGGACTTGGTGCGCCATTTCTGGTCGCCCCAATCCTTCAGGGACTTCTGCGGTGCTTTCATCTTAGTCCTTGTACCCGCCGCCGGCGGCCTTGTACTTCTTGGCCACCAACTGTGCCTTGCGTGCTGACCACTGGCCGGCACCCGTACCTTGGGTTGCCGCGGCTTTCACCTGAGACACGATCTTCTTACGAAGCGACGGCTTGGTGTAGTTGCCCGCGGCATTGACCTTACCACCTTCGGCAAAGACTTTGACCTTGTTCGGGTCGTCCTTGCGTTCGATGGTTGTGGCCTTTGGCATCTTGGAGGGAGCCACGGCCCCCATCCCTCGGCTGGCCATCATGTCAATTACATCTTGGCTTTGCCACCACCGCACATGCCGAGTGGCTTGCCACCCTTCATGACGACTTGCTTGCCCTTGGTTTTACCCTTGGTAGCGATGCCGTCTTTGCTTGGAGCAGCAGTCTTGACTTTACCCATTTTGGCAGTAGTGATGCCGTTGTTCTTTGTAGCCATGATTTGGCCTCCTTCTTTAAAAAGTTGAGTTGACCCGTGACGGGTCTTGAGTTTGTTCACCTTCTGAAGATCAGCTCTCGCCATCTTCGCCCCCTTTGCGCCCCAGCAAACGCTGGACCGTGTTGGTCTCAAAAATACGGATGCCCGTCCAGACAATCGTGAAAAGTGCGGCGATTGAGGGGAGCATTTCAATCAGTGTTCCGACAGTTGCTACGACCGAAGCCACATCCACGATGTGCTTCACCGATTCATCCATGTGCAAGAACGGGTCTTTCATGGTGGTTATCCGTGATAAATACTGAAAGAAACCACGGCGTCAAGATCAGCGTAAATACCGTTGCGAGCCAAGATACCTTGGCCGGGCAACAACTGGTAGTTGTTGTATACGTCACCACTTGCCACTTCGATTGTGAGCATCCAAGCCTGAGCATAGCGACACACAGCGCCTGCTGTGATCGTGTCAGAGTTGATGGTCGTCACAGTAAACGAGTTGGCGTTCACAACGGTGATGGGGAAGTTACCTGAGTTTGGGGTACCGCCAGTACCATCATCAAAAGCAATCCCAACCTGTTGACCGTTTGTCAAACCGTGGTTGCTGCTGGTGACCGTGATCGTGTAACCCGTTTGTGCGTACGAAGCCGTTACTGGGGGTGTGGAGGTGTCAAACAAATCCAACCGCGAAGCTGCCGCCGCTGCACCACGAACCGATAACGCTTTAAGGCGTGTTCGGCCCTGAACGGCGAAACCAGAAATGTGCTGGTGTACCGATAGGACGTCCGTTTGCATTGTCATATCAATTCTCCTTTAAAACTGGGGCCGAAGCCCCTGAGATTGATTAGGCTGCGACAGCGCCGTTCAATGCAACGATTGCCCAACCGGCAGCGGTGTACACCAACATGGCAGACTCGCCAACGCCAGTGAACGTGATGGTCGAAAAACCGATTTTTGTGGTGGGGGTCAACACAGCCGAGCCGCCATCAACCACGTGGGTGATGATCTTGACTTCGCCGGCAGAACCGTTGGCCAAAGTCAACGCTTGGGCTGAGCCAGTGGTTGTAAGTGCGGTGAAAGCATTGGTAATGTCAACAGCGCCAGCGCCGGACAAAGCCTGTGTACCCAACACAACGCCGGTATCAAAAGCGGAGTTGACGGTGACCGCACCAGTGGTGCTGTTCACAGTGATTGATTGGAAGCCATTTTGCGACCGTACTGGGCCGTTGAATGTGGTATTTGCCATGATGTTTCCTTACATGCAAGTGGGGCGTATCTGTCTGCATGTCGTCGGCCGGGACCGTCAGATACACCGGTGTTCCCGGGATGTGGTGAATATACACCTGTTTTAAATAAAAGAAAAGGGGCCGAAGCCCCTTTTCTCGTGTCGCCGATTAGGCGCCAGCAGAGCCCCACATACCGAGGGGGTCAGACCAGCCGAAGCTGTAACGCTCGCGGGCCTTGTAGCGCACGTTGCCGGTGTCAAAGTCACCGTCCATGCTGTTGGTCAAAGCGGAACGCTCGAAGTGCTTCAAGCCGTTTGGCACGTCAGTCGTCAAGAACCAAGCATTGCTGTCGGTCAAGAAGTGGTTGACGGTGTAGCCGCCGGGGATAGCGCCCATTTGCTTCAACGCGTTGATGTCGTTGTCAGCAGTACCGACGCGGAGTTCGGTGTCCAACAAACGCTTAGCAACGAACATCAAAGCTGGTGGGATGACCATCTTGACGGGCTTGGCGGCGATCAACAGACCACGTTCGTCAGTCCACGCAGCGATCTGAATCACAGCGTTTTCCAACGAGGTTTCGTTCAAGTCAACACCGGTGGTTGGGCTGTTGTAGTTCACAGAACCGTTAATCAACGGGTGACCAACGCGTGAGCCGCCAGAGCTAACACCGAACAATGACACACCGTCACCACCCAAGTAGCTGCCGCTGAAACCGTTGTTGATGACGGATGCAGCTTTCACTTGCTTGGTATAGGCCATGGCGCGAGCCAAAGACTTGGTGTAACGAGCAGACAGGCTGTCGTACAAGTTGTCTTCAACTGCTTCTTCCGTGATGGAGAAGCCGAGAGCGATGGTCTCGTGGTTGTAACGAGCTGTGAACGCTTCTTGGGCATTGTCAAAAGCGATGGCGGAGCCTTCGTTCTTAACAGGTGCTGCACCAAAGCCAGCCAGCTTGGTTTCTTCTTCGAAGCTACGCTCAGATTTCTCTGTTTCGTAGATTTCTTTGTGCTCTTCGCCGTAGCGTGCGTACTCCATGCCGAACAAAGCGTTCAGGCCGGGCAGCAATTCTTTGAGCAGTTGTGCGCGTGAAATAGCCATTTATTTACTCCTTACAGACCAACGGCGTTGGTATAGCTGTGGTAGCCGGGGTTGATCTTCACAAACACGTCTGTGTATGCGTCGCCAACAACTGAGAAGCCAACCATGTTGGGGAAGCCCACAACGCGGAAAGCAGCAGTAGTTGTCACGGCCGAAGAGCCAGCAACCACAGAAGCAGTGGAGTTACCAGTAGTGGTGCTACCAGTGGCCACAGCGCCAGTTGAGAAGAACAAGTTTGCGCCGACGGCGGCTTGTGTCACTTGACCAGCAGACTGGACTTGGAAAATGACATCAGGGTCATCCACGACGTAGGCGTTCACCACACCAGTCGTACCTGTTGGGTAGTACTGAGAGTAGATCACTTGACCTTGCGCGTTGATGTATTGGCAGCCCACGAACACACCCACGATACCGGTGTTGGCTGTACCAACAGGGAGACCGTTTGTAGTTGCGTCAGCGCCAGTGGCAGTAGCCACGGCCAAATAACCAGACGCGTTCACGTACACGGGCGAACCGTTGTAAATGTTGGCGGCTGTACCTGCTGGGTCAATCACATACTGGCGTGTGCTGCCAGCATAAGGAAGACCGCCCAGCTCGTTTACGGGTTTCAAGCCGTAGGGAGAAGCGATAGATGCCATTTAAGGACTCCTTGATTTACTTAGAACCTGAACCAAAACCTCCGCCGCGACTTGTTGTGGACTTGCGGTCCGCAAACAAAGGCATACGAGGGTCGTTGTTTCGCATGAAGTGGTTGTCCACTGATTCCATCTGGTTCTGCGCTTGCTGGTTGTAGTACTCATCACGAGCACGGGCTTGTTCAGTGAGCATCTTGCAGAGCATGAGGCCACCAATTTCCACGTTTCCGTTCTTTTCGTTACCGAACAATTGCAGTTCTGGATGGTCCTCTGCCTTCACCGGCACCCAGCCTTCGCGCATCTTGCGAGACACGTTAGATGGGTCAGCCTGTCCAAGAACGTGAGTCGCAATCCAGCGATACACATAACCGGGCTCAGGTGTTGGGTCGGGCAGAGATGTCGGCGGTACGTATACAGCACGAGCATTTTTTTCGCGTGATGCGAGATCACGAGGTGTACGGTTTTCAGCCATTTGATTTCTCCATTTTTGCCAATTCGGCGGCATATTGTTGAGGGGTAAGTCCAAACTTCTTCGCAAGTGCTACTTGCGTTTGGGTCAATTGGATTTTTTTCGCGCCCGTAGAGCGCGTAGCACCTGCAACAACCGTCGCTGGTTTCTTGGAGACATCACTTGTACGTGGCTTGTCTTCGTCGGCCCCGAGAATCTCAGGGAACTTTGACTTCATGCGAGCATCAATTTGCTCGAAATAGGCCTCACTCGCGGGAGTAATGCCTGAGTTCACTAGCTTCTGGTGCAGCCCTAGCGCGTAGCTGGTAACTTCTTCGAACCCGTTTGCTCCGAACCACTGGTTTTTGGCTTGCCAGCGCAAGGTCTTTTCGTCCGGTTGCACGCGTTGGGGTTCGCGGTATGCAGTTTGTACCTCATCTTCACGCTCTTGTAAAGGGGTTGGACGAAATTTATTTGCATCAGCCATCTTCATCTGGGCTGCCATCATGGCCGCTTGAGCCTCAACCATGGCATCAGCATCAAAGGCTTCGTGCGCTTCCTTGTATTTGCGCTTGGCCGACTCCAGCTCCGTCTCAGCCAAAGTCTTGGCTTGCGACATGTACTGCTCGGTGCCACTGTGCAGGTTTTGCTTCAGACGCTTGTTGTCGTCAATCAGCTGCTGTGTGACCCGCTCCAGCTCTTCCTTCTCTCGGAGAACCGCCTCTTTAGCGCGACGCTCGTCGTGGCGCGCATGTGTAAGTTCCTTGATGCGTTTCTTCACACCGTCGGAATACGACTCGATCTCATCTTCCGATGGGTCGGCTACCTCGCGCTCCAGCGGCTTGCGGCCACGGTCTTGCGGGGGCGTGTCGTCAACAATTTCAATCTCGAAGTCGTCGGATTCAGTCGATTTGATCTCGCCGCCAGCAGCGGCTTTCTTCTCTTCGATCTCGTCCGGGAACTCGAACTCGTCGTTCAGGCTCATAGGTTCTCCTTAAGCGCGGGTGATACCGCGGGGGTCTTGCACAACAGCTTCTACCTGATCGTCATTGAGCAGGCGAAATTCTTTTCCGAAAATTTTGAAACGCGTACCGGAATATGTACGTACGAGCACGAAGTCACCGGCCTTGCACCACGCGCCTGCGGGGAACTTGGTTGTGTCTTTGTACGCGTCTGGCCCCACACGCATCACGAACAGCACGGTGGTGCCGTGTTCTTCGCTACGCATGCTTGCAGCATCACGAACCAGATCGAGGGACGTGCCCGCAATCTTCTCGTCCACTTCTGGGACTATGCAGAGCAGCTTCCAACCTGTTGGCGTCGGCAGTGCACCTGCTTTGGTTTCTTCGTTTGCACCCTCATCCGGTGCGTCGACCGGTTGAATGTGTTCTGGTAGGGCGATGCCCGGTGGCAAGATCAATCCTGCTTCATTCGTCATTTGCTTTCTCCACTTTCTTTGCAAGGTCGATTAAATACTCCTCTGCGCGACCAAGACCTTGAATCATCCCGCAGAGTTTTTGATACTGACCGAAATCCTGACAGACCCCGTTGGCGAGGTCGTCACAGTAATCGTTCATGTCCTTACGTATTTGTTCGCGCAATACGCGTGCGAAGTCTTGAATCATTTAGTTTGCTTCTCCTGTGGTTGTTGTGGTTGCGCCTTCTCGTGGCGGCTCCGTGCGATCTCGATGCCCATGCGAACACCGTCTCGTTCTTGTTCAGCTTGGAGTTTGTCTGCTTGGCCGGCGGCCATGACAGCGAGCTTCTTCTCCTCCAACTGCAATTTGTCTGCCTGCGCAGCGGCGTCGATCTTGAGCTTTTGCTCCTTGACGGCCACCTCGCGTTCCTTGATCGCCAAATCTTGCTGTTGCATTTGTACAACAGGGTCTTGCTGTTGTTGCTGTGCTTGTTGCTGTGCAGCCTGTGCTTGGTTCTGCTGCAACACCTGCTGCGCGGCTTGGGCCATCATGCTCGACAAAGCCAACTCGACTTCTGGTGGCAGCTTTGCGTCCTCGGGTGGCAACGCCACACCCATCTGCTGCTCGATCTTCTGGCGGTAGGCAAAACCAACGTGCTCGGCAATGTGTGCCATGGCGGCGCCTTGAATCTGGGCAGCCTTGGGGCTCTGGCCAATGAGTTGCTGAATGGTTGGGTCCTGCATGGCCGACATGTGCACCTTGATGTGCGACTCGTGGTCTTGGTACATGAACGCCTTGACCGGCTCGCCTTTGAGGATGGCCATGTTCTCGGCCACAGGGTCTTTCGGCTTCTGGTCTTCTGCCAAAGGCACGAGCTTGTCTGCGTTCTTGATGCCCAGCACCTCGAGCATCTTGCGGTGCAACTGAGGCAGGTCGTAAATGTCCGGCGCCATCTGGGCCATCTGGATGACGGCTTGGTACTGGATGACGCGCTGAGACATGGTCGCAGCATTGGGGTCGCTCACGGGGATGATGTCGACGTGGTTATAGTCCGACTTCTTCGCGCGCGGGCTGCCACTCTCTGGCTCGTAGCTGTACTCGTCGTCGCTGTAGTCACGGATGATCTCAGCCAACAACTTCAACTCTTGCTTCAAGGCAAAGTGCACGCGCGCTTGCACGGCCGTCATCACTTTCAGCTGACGCTCAAGCAACGCAAGGGTTGTGCCCACTGGGGCCTGCGCGCTCATGTCCGAGGTCTTCATGTCCGCGGTGGACGCGAAGCGACGACCTTCCTCAACGATCTTGTCCATCAATGCTGCCAAGACGCCAGATGGCTCCTTGTAAGGCAGCGGCAAGATGTTGTCGCGCATCGCGCCTGAGCCGACGTCTACGTCGCGCCACTCGCCCGGTGCAATTGGAGTGTCATCACCCTTGATGCGAAGTCCCCGTGACTTGAGACCGCCGGGCAAGTTAGACAGCGTTCCAGCGTCCACCAGTTGACGCATGATCGACGTCGCTGACTTGGCGTAGCCTCCGATGAGATGGAACAGACCGAAGCCATAGGCACCAAAACCCGGTATGTACTGGTAGTGCACGAAGTGTTGGCGCTTGAGTCGGAGCTCATCCTCTTCCTTCCAGTTGCGTCGAATCGACAAGATGGTGCCATCGCCTTTGAGCAGAGTCACGACGTACGGCAGTGCGATGCCCGTTGGCTCACCGTCCGCGTCTTTATCCTCGTAGCCGGGCAAGTCCAAGTCCACGTGGCACTCGTAAATCTCGTAGCGCTCGTCGTTGATGTCGTTGAAGCCGGTCTCTTTGTCCTTGGCCTTCTTAATGTCGTTGGTCTCTTTGGTTGGCTCTGACAGCTCAACTTCTAGGTAGAAACCCGCCTTTTGCAGCTTGATGAGCTCGTTCTCGGTCTTGCGCATGCGGTGCGTGACGCGGTAGCACGACTGGATGTCTGCGGTGCCATAGGGCAAGATCATGTCCTCGGCCGGCAAGAAGATCGACACCTGACGGTCAAGGCTTGGGTCGAAGTAGACCTTCTTGAACGCAGAGCCCGTGGCGGGCAGTGACCACAGCATGCGCTCATGCTCAGGCCGGAACTCGACCATGGTCTCAGTCAACTGGTAGTTCATGTCGTCCTGCACGCGGACGGCGGCTTCTTGCTTCTGTGGCGTCTCTTTGCCAAGAATCTTGGTGCGCACGGGCCCTTGGGCGGGGAACGTCTCGGTGATCGTTTCTGACTGGAACCTGACCACAGCCTCGGTAATCATCGGGTGGAAGACGCCGCAGGCGCCGTTCCAAGGCTCGGTGCGCTCCTCGTATTGCAAACCCAAGAGCTTGATGCCCTCCACGTAGGCTTTCTCCCAGTCCTTGCGCGAGGCGAGGTCGTTGTCGATGTCCGAGATCAGCTCACCAGACAGTGTCGCTAAGGCACTAGGGTCTACGTGCTCGGCGAGGTTGGCATCGAAGTCTTCGTCGGTCTCTTCACCGGGGATGAGGTCGATCTCCATACCGTCGATGCCGATCTTCACTTCCTCTGGGTCAATGATCTCGATCTCAATCGGCTCTTCATCTTGAGCGAGTTCTTCGAGACCTTGAGGCTGTTGGAACAGCGCCTTGTCGATGTTGGTGGCCATGTGTTAAATCTTTCCTAATAGTACGCGTGAGTTTTGCGTTTGAAGAATGTCGGTTCGTCACGCTCGTCGGAGTCCAACGGAATGAAACCACCCTGCCTGAAACGCAGCAATGCTTGGGATGTCGTGTCCACGTAGTCGTCGTGCT